CGCAGCTCACGCTGTGCAGCATCATGCGGGCGTACTGGCTCATCTTCACCTTGCGTCCGCAGAGGGTGATCACGCCGGCGATGCTGGCCGCGATGCCGTCCACGTAGAGGGTGACGTCGCTCTTGCAGCTACGGATAGCGTTGAAGATGGCGATGCCGGGATAGACCTCTCCGCCCACCGAGTTGATATGTATCTCTATGTGGGAGTAAGCATTGTCCAGGTAGGACAGCTCACTCACAAACTCGCGGCTCGAGATTTTCCCGTCGCCACCCTCATCACTCACCTCGCCATAGAGCAGCAGACAGGCGGTGTCTTCGTTAAGTATGGATTTAAAAACATTCATGCCGTTTCATTCTTTTTCGGCGAAGTTAGCGCAGTTTGGCGGTCCGTGCAAAAAAGTGTGTAACCATTCCATACATCTGTGCAACGTATGCGCATTTGTTTGCAACGGATGCGCTGTTTCTTTCAAAATCCAATCTTCGTTCGGAACTTTGCTCAAAACAAAGCAGAATGACATGAAAGAATTGACATTACAGCAGAAGAAGGAATGGGCGGGCACGCTCTTTATTAAGGAGAACCTCACCCAGCAGGAGATTGCCGACAAGGTGGGCGTCTCCCGGCAGACTGTCTCCCGTTGGGCCAAGGACGAGAAGTGGGAGGAGCGCAAGGTGGGCATCACGCTGACCCGCGAGCAGCAGATATCCAACCTCCACCGTCAGATCAAGGAAATCAACCGGGCCATCGAGGGGCGCGAGGCGGACAAACGGTATGCTACACCGGCAGAGGCGGACACCATCAACAAGCTCAGCTCGGCCATCAAGAAACTGGAGACCGACGTGGGCGTGGGCGAGACCATCAGCGTGGGCATGAAGTTCATCACGTGGCTCCGCTCGTTCGATGTGGACCGCAGCAAGGAGTTTCTGAAATTGTGGGATGCATTTATTAAGGATAGCTTATGAAGATGACGCAACGTGACAAGGACCTCCTGAAGGAGTGGGAGGTATTCCTGGAGCGGGGCCTTCGGGTCAGCGCCCAGGTAAATGTGTCGCAGGCCGAGATTATCAGGGAGCGCGACCGCCTGGAGAAGGACACGATTGAATGGATCAAGTTCTTCTTCCCGGAATTTGTGATGTACGAGTTCGCACCCTTCCACCGCAGCGCCATCCGCCGGTGCACACAGAACGCCGAATGGTTTGAGGTGCTCAGCTGGGCGCGAAGCCTGGCCAAGAGTACCACGGTGATGTTCGTCGTGATGTTCCTGGCTCTGACGGGGCGCAAGAAGAACGTGATTCTGGCCAGCGCTACGCAGGACAGCGCCATCCGCCTGCTGGAACCTTACAAGAAGGCCTTCGAGGAGAACGCGCTGATACGTGCGTACTACGGTACGCAGGTCTCGCCGGGCAGTTGGGCGGAGGATGAGTTCGTGGCCAAGTGCGGGTGTGCCTTCCGTGCGGTGGGCGCGGGCAATGCGCCGCGAGGCAGTCGAAACGGCGCTATCCGTCCGGACGTCATCCTGGTGGACGACTTCGACGACGATGCAGAGGTGCGCAACCCCGACACCGTGCAGAAACGATGGGAGTGGTGGGAAAAGGCACTCTACCCGACACGCGACCCGGCCATCCCCTTGCTGACCATCTTCTGCGGCAACATCATCGCCCGCGACTGCTGCGTGGTGCGCGCCGGACACATGGCCAGCCATTGGGACGTGGTGAACATCCGCGACAAGAACGGCATGAGCACGTGGCCCGAAAAGAACTCCGAGGCAAAGATCGACGAGATGCTGGCAAAGATCAGCACGGCCTCACAGCAGACCGAGTACTTCAATAACCCCGTCACCGAGGGCGAGGTATTCCGCGAGCTGACCTACGGCAAGGTGCCGGCGCTCTCGAAGTTCCGTTTCCTGGTCATCTACGGCGACCCTGCGCCGGGCGAGAACCGCACCAAGAACTCCTCCACCAAGAGCTGCATGCTCATGGGTATGATGGGGACGAAACTCTATATCATCAAGGCACGACTTGACAGAGGGCTGAACGCCGACTTCATCGACTGGTACGTGCAGTTGCTGGAGTACGTGGCCGGACGGACAACGGTCTACTGCTACATGGAGAACAACAAGCTTCAGGATCCCTTCTTCCAGCAGGTCTTCAAGCCGCTGGTGGCCAAGGCCAGGAAGGAACGCGGCGTGCAGCTCTTCATTGCGCCGGATGAGGAACGGAAGACCGACAAAGCCACCCGTATCGAGGCGAACCTGGAGCCCCTCAACCGCGAGGGCAACCTGATACTGAACGAGGCGGAGCGCGATGACCCGCACATGAAACGCCTCGATGACCAGTTCCGGCTGTTCACGCTGCGCCTGAAGTTCCCGGCCGACGGACCGGACTGCGTGGAGGGCGGACTGAGAATACTGAAACGGAAAGTGCAACAACTGGAACCGGTGGTGACGCTTCGTCCCAACCGGAACCGCAATAACAAACGATTATGAGCAAGTTTATCAAACCGGAAGACTACGACGCCAGCATCCATGCCGAGATACTGGACCGCCTGACGCGCAGCGACGAGAGCATCGTGGAGATTTGCGAGGACCGCGCCATCGCTGAGATGCGCAGCTACCTGAGCGAACGCTACGACGTGGACGCCATCTTCTCCGCCGAGGGCGACGACCGCCACCCGCTGGTGCTGATGATGGCCATCGACATCACCGTCTACCATCTCTTCTCCATCCATAACCCGCAGAAGATATCGCAGGTGAGGGTGGACCGCTACGAGCGGGCTGTGGAGTGGCTTAAGCAAGTGGCCAAACGACAGATCAGCGTGGACGGCGCACCCGCCATCGACAACCAGAAGCAGCAGTCGCCATGGCTGATGCAAAGCAACCCCAAACGGCATAACCATCTTTAAAACCATACGGACATGAAACTGACCAATATTATACCTACGCTCTTCAACCGCGCTTCGCGCAAGGGCGGAAGACGCATTACCGAAGGCGGCAACTTCCGCCCCGACAGCACCGTTGTCCTCACCGCTGCGCGACGGTTCAACATCGACCTGCAGGACTTCATGCAGGCCGTCCACAGCGCGGAGGACGTGGACTTCACACGCCGCTCCCGCCTATACGACATCTACACCGACACCCTTATCGACGCCCATCTGTCAGGCTCCATTGAGCACCGCAAGGCGGGCGTGCTGAACCTGCCGTTCACCTTCGTGCGCGACGGGCAGGAGGACGAGACTATCAAGGAGCAGATTGACAGCCCTTGGTTCCTCGGGTTCATCGACGATGTCCTCGACTCCATCTTCTGGGGCTTCACCCTGGTGCAGTTCTACCTCGACAAGAACGGATGGGTCAACTACTACATGGTGCCGCGCAAGCACGTCGACCCCGTGCGCAACCTCATCAAGCACCGTCAGGAAGACATTGTGGGCACGGGCTTCGAGGAGTACGACGGCCTGCTGATGATTCGCAGCAAGGATCCGCTGGGTATCCTGGCCCGCACGACGCCCCTTGTCATCTACAAGCGTGGTTCGATGGGCGACTGGGCACAGTTCTCCGAACTCTTCGGGATGCCGGTGCGCAAGTACACCTACGACGCTGCCGATGCCGAGGCACGTGCCGCCACGATGGCCGATGCCGAAGCGCAGGGCGGTGGCAGCGTGTTCCTCTGTCCTCAGGGCACGAACCTGGAGTTCATCGAGTCGGGCAACAAGACGGGCAGCAACGACCTCTATTCCGGCCTTGTGGACCGCTGTAACGCAGAAATCAGCAAGGCGGTGCTGGGCAACACACTGACCACCGAAGCCAGCGAGACAGGCACGCAAGCGCTGGGAACCGTTCACAGCAAGGTGGAGGAGGCCTTGTTCCTGAAGGACCTCCGCTTCGTGCTCAACGTGCTCAACTACGAAATGACGGATATCTTTGAGTCGCTGGGTATCCATACCCGCGGCGGAAAGTTCACCATCGCCAAGCCAAAGAATACGAACGAGACGACTTCCCGCGTCAACATCCTCGAGAAGGCGTTGACGGTCTTCCAACTGCCGATGGACGACGACTACCTCTACGAGGAGCTGAGCATCGACAAGCCGGAGGAGTATGAGCGACTGAAGAAGGAACTGCAGGAACGGACTGCCGCCAGCCCGCTGATGATACACCAACCGGGCACGAACCCGCAGAACCGCGCGCAGCCTTTTTTCGCAGTCGCCCCGCAGGACGGAAACGGGGCTTTAGAATGGTGATGAATGAACTCTACGGCATCCCCGAGATGCCGGACCTGGACGATATCGACTACATGGGCGACGCCATCACGCCGCTGCAGGCCAAGGCGGAGGATGTGAGCTACTCATTCGGCTTTTCCGAACAACTGCTCATGGGCTTCCTCCATCGCCTGTACGACGGAAAGTTTGACCCGAAGCAGGAGATTGACGCCTCGATGTGGGAGCAGGTACGCCAGGTGCTGCGCGAGGCGGTGGCCAAGGGCTACGACGAGCAGAACATGCCGGACGCCGACGAGGTGTTCTATGAGCAACTGCAGCACAACACGGACGTGTTCGCGGCCTTCAAGGTGCACCGTATGCAGAACGACATGGCGCACATGCTGCTCGATTCGAACGGCAAACTGAAGACTTTCGAACAGTGGTCGAACGACGTTCAAACGATAGCCAGCCACCAGGTGGGGAAGTGGCTGCAAACGGAGTATGACACGGCGGTGATTCGCGCCCATCAGGCGGCGGACTGGCAACAGTTCGAGCGTGAGAAGGACGTGCTGCCCAACTTGAAGTGGATGCCGAGCACCAGTGCGCACCCTGGAGCGGACCATCGTGTTTTCTGGGGAACGGTCCGTGCCATCAACGATCCGTTCTGGAGTAGCCATCGTCCCGGCGACCGCTGGAACTGCAAGTGCTCGCTCTCGTCTACCGATGAACCAATTACTCAGGTGCCGGACGCTGCGCCCTCTGATGAGCCGCAGAATGGATTGGAAAATAATCCTGGGGTGGACGGAAAACTGTTCTCGGATAATCACCCCTATATTAGCGGTGCTTATCCTGGAGCAAAGAAGGCCGTGGATAAGTTTATAGAGCTTGAAACAGAGATTGGCAGCAACGTCCCTGGAGACCTTAATTCGCGACAGCAAGTCGAATGGATTAAGAATGTACATTCCGTGGAGGACGCATTGGATATTAAGCAGGGCGCCCCGATGTCTCACAAGGACGCAAATGGCCATAAGCCTAATCCGAACTTTCAACCGAACGTTGAGGATGAGTGGTTTAAAAACTGTCAATCATGTGTCGTTGCTTATGAGCTACGCAGACGCGGTTACGATGTAGAAGCAAACGGTCGAAATCCTGGGTCGGGGAGTATGGCTGATAAATTAGCGTGGAAGACAGAGATGGCATGGAAAACAGTAGAAGGTGAATCGGTCAAGAAACAAAATGTAAGGGGAGCAAACGAAACTGAAATTGCCGATGGCTTAAATCAGTGCACAAAAGCAGTGGGGCGATATCACCTTGATTGGACTTGGCGAAGGGACAACATGAGCCAGGAGTTGGAAGGTCATATCGTCGTTGTTGAAAGGTTTGAGAATGGTGGGCTTAGAATTTATGACCCGCAGGCTGGCGAGTGCTTAGATTGGAAAGAATTGTCCTCCAATATTGATATCACTAAAGGAATAAATATATTAAGAGTAGACAACCTTATTCCGGATGAAGGAATTGTAAAGGGTATAGTCCATAAGAGATAATTTATAACGTAGGTAGCATCGTTCTTATTTCTTTAGGGCTTGCCCATTCCGCCTTCTCATTTGCCACTAAGATATAAGGAGGATATCCTGAATATCCAAGAGGATGCTTAGTTATGGCTTTATACACGATATATCCATTCCAGTCACAGACATAGCGGGCTCCCTTTTCACCCTCTTTTTCTGCGAATGCTTTAGCGATTTTGTAGGCTTCTGCTAATATTTGTGCTCTTGTCTCCATATTGCTTGATGATTTTTCGCAAATATACAATTTAATTTTATAAAAACATCATAATGAACGAAAAAGAATTCATAAATCGTCTAAAATCGAAGCAGCGGGAGATAGAGAACCTCGCCAGGCGACGACTGCCCATCATTGTGGGTCGTATGGCGAAGGACCACTTCCAGGAGAACTTCCGCCAGGGCGGTTTCGTGAACGGAGGCATCCACAAGTGGCCCGACTCGAAGCGCCAAAGCTCCGGCTATAACAATGCCGCTTCGCAGTATGGCCCGCTGCTCTCGTCCCGCCGCCACCTCTTCAGCAGCATCAAGTACACGCCCGGCAACGCCAGCGTCACCATCAGCAACGACCTCCCCTATGCCGCCATCCACAACAAAGGCGGCACCATCAGTGTCAGCGTCACGCCCAAGATGAAGCGCTATGCCTGGGCCAAGTACTACGAGACCTCCGGCAAGAAGAGCGACACCACCGGCAAGAAGAGCCGGAAGAGCAAGGCCACCCAAGCGGCGGATGCAGCGCAGGCAGCCATGTGGAAGCGACTTGCACTGACCAAGAAGACCTCGCTGCAAATCCATATCCCGCAGCGCCAGTTCATGGGAGACAGCAAAGAGCTGCGCGAGAAGATTAGCCGGCGAATCGACGAAGAATTAAAGAACCTGTTAGAAAAATAGAATTATGGCAGCACTATTAAACGAACTGAAAGAACATGTGGCCCGCATGATGGGCGACGACATCCGCCTGGTGGACGAAGACTACGGCCAACTGGAGGCCTTGCAGTATGGCGAGGACCAGTACCCCGTCACATTCCCCTGCGTGCTTATCGGAACGCCGGAGACGGAATGGAAATCATTGAAAGAGGATGTACAGCGTGGCAACGCCGTGCTGTCCGTGCGCATCGCCTTCGACTGCTACGACGACTCCTACTATGGCAGCGGGCAGGAAGACGCGGCCGAGGAACGTGCACGCATCGTCAAGAAGTTGAATACGGTGATTCACGGATGGAGGTCGGAGGACACCAGTGCAATGACGCGACGTCGCAGCCGTGGACAAGCCTTGCCACGGGGCGTCAAGGTCTATGAGACCGTCTACGAAGTGAATATGAACGAATCGGTGGCGTTAGAAGAGGGATAACTGCGCGTTGATGCCTCTCAGCCCGTCCACGACACGAGGCTCGGCGCTGGCGTTGATGATGTTGTAGAACGTCTTCTCGCAGATGTGGTACTTCGGCCAGATATAACGACGCAGAATCTCACGATTCGACAGCCCCGAACGGCTGTGCTCGTCGTAGATTCGGATAACGTCCTCCACCCTGTAGAGGTAGCTTAAGCCGACAATTTTACCGCTTTTTCTCATAAATGGTTCCGATGAATGTTTTCATACGCAAATTTATGAAAAAATGCGCATTTCAGCAATTATTCGGTGATATTTTCACCGTTTTAGTACAGAAAAAGCCCGAAAGACGTTGAATCTTCCGGGCTTCTTTCGTTTAAATAAATTTTTCTATGCCGGGACTCTCACCCGGCCACGCCCTCACGGGTTTTGTTTTGTCAAATTCCAAATCTTACCTTCCGTCTTGCTCACTGCGCGCTCCATGCACTCCATGGCGTTGAGATCAGAGGGGTCGACGGTGAAGGTTACGGCCACCAGGCCGGGCGTCTTCGCCTTCCTGAAGGTGATGGGGAATGGCTTGTCGTACATGGTCCAATAGCTCAGGAATTCCAACGACCTTGACTCGTCGAGCTGCACGGCCACTTTCTGCGGACCGAACAGCGATGGCTGGGCACTCATACCTTACGGGCTATATCGCGGTGGACAAACGTGCCTGGCTTGTAAGGCTGCACGGTAAACTCTATCACTCCGCTCACTACCACCCGACCACTGCCCTCGCAATCGGGGCAAACCTCGGAGTGCTCCTTCTCAAAGTCGTCGAGGAAGCTATGGACCCCGGTGCCCTTGCAGGTGGTGCAAAGCGTAATCTTCGGATGCTTGTATCGGCGGCTTGTCCGGATATTATTGCTGTTTGTATCTATCATTTCGTTACTTGTTTTGTTTGATAATACTTCCATCCGTTCAATCTGTACAATTCTTTGCGGGCTTCCTCGTAGGAGTCGAATTCGCCGACGGCGTCCCCACTGGAGAAGACGCCGTCCCGCTGCCACCGGATGATGCGGTAACGGTTGCGAAAACGTCTGATTGAGTAATCAGAAAGCCGCTGGCTCGGGCATCTCATCTTCTTTCTTCAGTTCGATAAAGAAGGTCTCGTCCTGCACCACCTCGATGCCAATCTTCGGGAAGAGGGCTGCCACCTCCTCCTTGCCGCGGTCGGCCAGCAACTTGTCCTTGGCCGTCTCCTCGGTAGTGCGGATGTATCCGGGGAGCAGTTCCTTGCAAAGGTTGGTCACGGCTGCCCAGGTGAATCCCTTCAAGGTCTTCAGCTTGGGCGTGCCCGTGCGGAACCCAAACACGCCGTGGGCGCTCTCCACGCTCTTACGCTTGCTGAAGAGCGTCTCCTTGTTCTCGGTGGCATACGACTGCAGCACCTCGAAGCTCTTGTCGCGCTGCGCGCCGAGCTCAGCCAACTTCTCGGCATAATGTTCACGGATGTGGGTTATCTCCTGGTCCATACGGGCGGTGGTTTCCTGCACCGCTGCGTCTGCCGATGCGTAATCGGCAAAGGCCTGCTCGGCCTGTTCACGGGTAACACCTGTTACCACTGTTCTCTTAACTCTTGCCATAATGCTTTGTTTGTTTTTTAAGTTATTGTGTAAAAGGTCACTCAATCATCCAAGTCCTCGACGCTGACGCCGTACTCTACCGACATGGCCGCGCGCAGGCGCTCGTCGATGCGATCGATCAGTTCGTTGTAGATGGCAATCTGGTCCACTCCGGAGAATCCGGAAATCTGCTCTTCGATGTAGCTGGCCAGTCTTTCGGCCACTACGTTGTGATGTTCTGTCATAATCATTCTATTTTAAAAAGTGAAACATTCAGGCTTCCGCGCTCTTGTGGGTGATCAGGAAGCTCACCTTGCTGCCGGCTTCCTGCGTGTGCGGTCTCAGTCCGCCCTTGCGCTGGATGGCGCGCAGCTTGCGGTCTATCTCATCGAATTCCGTCATTCGGATCTCTCGGAAAGGCTTTCCGGCGATGCGGGGATTCATGCAGAACTGGTTGATGACTCCCCAGTCCGAGGTGTTCACGCCCAGCAACTGCATCAGATGCAGGGTGCAACTGCGGCGTCTGCGCATCTCCAGTTGGTATCGGAGGCGCTCATCGTCCTGCCCGGTCAGTTGCTCCAGGGCCTGGCAGCACTCCTGGTACTCCTTCTGCGTCATTTCGCGCAGGCTGTCGGTACGGTTCCATGTGTACTGAAGCACGATTTGCTTCTTCAGGTCCTCGCGGGAACCCTGATAAGGCATCTTGTTCAACGCCTTGTAGAATCTTGCAAAATTGGTCACTTCTCCGTTCTTTTCCATTTCTTCTTGTCGTTAAATATTGTTCGTAATCTTGATATATCCTTCTTCCCATACTTTGAACTTGGCGCCAGGCTCTGGGATGAATCGTCCCTGGCACACGGCTTCGTAGCCTACCACTCGTATCTTCACGCCGGCCATGTACTTCAGGCGCTCGGCGGGCTTGCCCATCGGCCGGCCCTTGTGTTCCTGCGAGATGAAGATGAATCCCTTGCGGGGAAACGTCTCGCGCAGGCGCTCCACCTGCTCGTAGGTCCAGTGTGAATATTGAAAGCTGTCCACAATCACGAAATTGGGACTCTTCGGGCGCTTGAGGCGCTCTACAAGGTCATCAAAGGTGTCGTCTACCACCACCCGGAACTTGCCCTGGCATTCGTTCATGTGGAAGCGTTCCACACGCTGCTTGAACGATTGGCTGACACCTTCCTCGTAACTCACGTAGAGCGTCACGCCATACTTGCAGAGTTCCTTGGCCAGCTGCATCACGAATCCGCTCTTTCCGCTGGCGCTCGGGCCACTGATAAACCAAACTTCGTTGAAGGAAGGCGTGCCGAAGCAGCGTTCCCACTCCCCGCCCCAGGGGATTGTCTTGTAGGTTTTCAAAAGTATCTCTTTAGGGCTATATGCTCTCTTGGTCATTTACTCAGCGCTTTTCAGTTTCTCGATTTCGGTGTACACTCTTCTCAGCCCTCCGGCGGTCTTGCGGACCAGGGAGTTTATGTCGGTGCCTGCGGGTGCGTTGGCCTTGGCCACGATGCTCGCCTGCTTCATCAGGAACAGCTGGCGCTCCTTGCCGTCGTCGGGCGTCACCTTGCTGTAGCGGTCGCCGTAACGGCTGAACATCTCGGCGTAGCCCACCTTCTTGCACTCCACGGAGCGGTTGATTTTCGCTTTCAGGCCGTCGGCGCCCATCATGTACCAGGCGCAGCAGCGCTCGGTGGCGTTCCAGAGGGCCTTGAGTTCCAGGAAGGCTTCGTAGGTGAGGTCGCCCGCCTCGTCGAGGATGATCAGCGGCGTCTCGATGGAACGGAGGTAGTACACCAGGTCCTCGTAGACGTCGGAGTAGTAGCCGCGACTGTTCACGCCGAACTCATTGGCAATCTTGCGTATCAGCTTCAACTTGGTCTTCACCTGCGAGCAGTCGATATATACGGCATTGGCGTGTCCGGCTACGTAGAAACGGGCGGTGAACGTCTTGCCGATATTGGGCAGGTCGCACATGATGGCGCTCAGTCCGCTCTGCTGGCAGACCTCCAGCTGCGCGGTGATGAATTCAAAGGTGGCGGTGCGCGCTGCCTTCCATTCCATCTCGCCGCGCAGGCTCACGTTCAGTTTGCGGGCCACCGTAATCCAGTTGGCCTCGCTCATCATGCGGTCGGTCTTGCCGTTGCGGATGGCGCTGTACACGCTTGTACTGATACCCAGCGATGCAGCGTGCTTGGCGTCGCTCGGGTAGTTGGTGCGGTTGGTCTCAATCGCTTTCAGAATCTTACTGATCATTTCGTTTGTAATCATATCAAAACACTGTTAGAATAGTATTAATAATCGGTTATAACTGCGACACTCCGTAAGAGGAGAAGTTGGTGACGTCCGCCGCGGGTGGGACATCGGGGATGGGCGGCAGGTCCACCACCAAGTCCTCTTCGTCCTCCACAGCCGGAACAGGCTCTTTCTTGGCCAGGATGCCCACACGGGCAATGGACCTCTCCTTCACGTAGGTGTTGAACTCACTGATCTTCTTGCGCTGCTCGATGAAGACGTGACGGTCCTCCTCGGTCTGTTCGGCGTCGGCGGTATTATAGGTGCCCACGTTCTGCAGCTTGTCGATGAACCGTTCGCCCTGATAGATATAGACGTCCGTAACCTCGCCGTGCTGGTCGGTCATGCAGTAGGCGTCCACCTCGTAATCATTGGGCGCCAGGTTCTCCAGTACCGACGTGCTGCTGAGCCACCAATCGGAGTACGCCACACGGCAGTAGGAGTTCCGGCGGATACTGGTGTGCACCCTCTCGCCGATATACCGGGCCAGCGAAGCCTTGTCGAGCGGTTTGAGGGTGGGATTGATGTTGGCCTCCAGCACCTGCCAACGGCTCATGCCCGGATACTTCTTCTGATTGGGGTGCAGCGCGTTGTTGAACTGTCTGATGTCTTCCATGTCGTCGGCAATCAACTCGTCCCAGGAGTAGTATTCCTTCTCTTCGTAGTTGTCGTTGAACTCATCAAACACCTTCTTGCTCTCGGTGCGGTAACTCTTGTTCTTGGCGTAGAAACGGCCGATGCCGATGTGGTTGCGGTGCTCCACGCTGCGCTTCTTGGCGCCGTTCAGGTTCTCGGCCGTTTTCTCCTGCGAGTTCATCGGGGCGCAGAAACGCACGAACGGGAACATCACACCGGCTTTCAGGAAACTGTCCTTCCACTGACTCATCAAGTGGTTCTCCACCTCCACCTGAGCGGGGCATCCCCAACCGTTTTGCTCCAGCAGGCGGAACATGTTGCGGAACATATCCACTACCAGGTCCACCGTCTTGCTGCGGTTGTAGGCGAAGCCGATGCAGCACTGGCTGGCCACGTCGTAGGCGTAATAGGCCTTTGGGCGAATCTTGGTGTCCTTGAGCTTGCGCGGAAGGTCGCGGTCGTCGAAGGTGACTTTCGACAGCGAGAACTCCGGTGCGTGGCGGTGCATGTGGGGCATCGTCTCGTGCATGTAGGTCGTATAGGTGTCCAGCGCGGAACGTATCAGCACCTGGTTCTTCGGCATGTTCAGGTAGTTGGCGATGGTCGTTTCGCTCAGTTCCTTCGGGTTGCCATCCTTGTCCGCGAAGTCGTCGGGATTGAACGCCTCTCCCGTATCCGGGTCGTAGACGTCCAGCTCGCCACACACGAACGAGTTGTACAGGTCGTGGACGTTGGAGTTGTAGGGACGGTTGGGCAGCACGGCCAGGCCCAGAATCAGGCGCTCCGTCTTATGGTCCACCTTGCGGGCCGACTGATTGCCAAACTTCCCGCTGATCAGACACTCGTAGCCGAGTCGCTTGTACTCCGCCACCTTCTTGCGGAAGCGGAGGGTGGACGCCGGCAGCGTGTGCCCGAACTGTTGGCGGAGACTCTCTATCGAGGCTGCCATCATACTCCATTCGTAGGACTTTCCCATCAGCTTAGAGACCATCAGGCTATTGTTGTATAGCTTGATACAGCAGTTCAATACGGAAGCATTCACGATATACTCGTGCTTCTTGTCTTCCGGCAATTCAATGCCCGTCTTGCTGCGGTCATTGAAAAACACCACGGCCGCCTGGTCTATCTCGTAGTTGGAGCGAATCCAGCCGTCGAGGGTTATCTGGCTGCCGCCTGGATAGATGGCGTTCACCTTGTTTCTGAATCTGTCGGGAAGCGAGTCTACTACAACAAGGGCGCAGTTGCCGAGCCCTTTGCCCTTGCGGGCCAGCTTGAACCGTTCGGAGGATGCCAGGCGCTTGTAGTTCGACTCGCTCATCACGCCGCCGTTCACAAGCTCCTTCATCGAGATACATAGTTTGCCTTCGTAGTATTCCATGGTCCCCTCCCGTTATCTGAATGACATGGCTCTCGTCTGGATGCCGGCGATATCGGCAATCATCACGTTGTCGTAGTGCTCCATCTTCTTGCCGCCGAAGTAGACGTCGCCGCATCCGGTTACTTTGTCCAGCTCCAGCATCGCACCGTTGGGGAGGTACTGGCGGATTACATTGTCGGCGTCGTGGAACGTCTCGATGGAATCGCTAACGGTGATTTCCTTGCAGCCATACTCAATGGCAGCCTTGCGGATCTTCTTGGCCACTTCGCTGTCGCTGTCATAGGCCAACGCTCTGCAGACGGTACGATCCGTGCAGTTGAACGCCTTCGCCAGGAAGGCTCTCGATTCCTTAGTGGAAGTCAATCTCTTTTTCATATCTTACTCTATTTAATCGGTTATTACTTGGCAATACTTTTAATTTCGAGAAGCTTGCGATAGCACCCAAGCTCCATCGACTTCTTTTCCATCAGGCTGATGTTGA